ATAACTCAGTGGGCATGGGCAGAGTTCCGTGAGCAACTCGGCGCGAAGAAGGTGGCCGGCAAGACGATGGAACGCCTGAAGAAGCTTATCTGGCTGGCAGCGCAGGACGTCAAAGCGGAACTGGCGGGCCGTGAGACATACGAATATCAGGCGCTGGCGGAGATGGCAGGCGTAGCGAAATCGACCTGGACGGAAACGTATCTGCCTCACTGGCTGGCGATGCGTAACAGCTTTAAGCGGCTCGATTGCGGTGCGCTTATATCCGTAACGCGATCACGTTCACAACAAAAGGCGACAAATTTAGATGTAAGTCTTGCAAAACCGAACTGAAGCGCATATATTTCATGTAAATCTGATATTGTCGCTATAGCTTCGATTATCGACAAAGAATTAAGAGCCTCGCCATCGTGCGGGGCTTTTTATTTGAACAAAAAAGATATCCCAAGCTTTACTAGGAAGATGAAAATAGCGATATCGATAATCAAGTGAATAATTCGATCCACTATGTCCGGATTCTTATTGATTCTGTACCTGCCACGTCTACGTCTGCCCATTTTTTTCTCCTTTTAGGGATGTATCGGCAGGGATGTGAAGAAACTTTATTCAAAGGCTCACTTATGTGGGCCTTTTTTAATTCAGGCTCCGGGAACCATCATCGATACGCCTACTTGTTAAATCGTCCCGAGGGCCTGACCCTTTTCAAACACACAGCACCCGCTAACTACGCGAGGTGAGAGCATGTATCGCATGGAAAAAATAACCACTGGTGCTGCCTATGGCGCTTCAGCCGGGAGCATCCTAAACGGCATGCTTAATGCCTACAGCCCCGAGCAGTGGAACGCTATCGGCGTGCTGGTGGGTATCATCATTGCCGTACTGACGTATCTGACAAATCTCTATTTCAAGATCCGCGAAGACAACCGCCGCAGCAGGAGCCGAGATGAACCCGACACTCAGGAATAAGCTGGTGGGTGCCATAGTTGGCGGATCCGGAGCAATCACCATTGCTGCAGTAATGCTGGGCAATGCGGATGGACTGGAAGGGCGGCGCTATTACGCCTATCAGGACGTGGTCGGCGTCTGGACCGTTTGCGATGGGCATACCGGTACCGACATTCGCCGCGGTCACCGCTACACCGACAAAGAGTGTGACTACCTGCTTAAGGCAGATCTGCGAAAGGTGGCAAACGCCATCGACCCGCTGATCAAGGTTCGCATCCCTGAGCCAACCCGCGCCGCGCTTTACTCCTTCACCTATAACGTTGGCTCTGGTGCTTTCGCCAGTTCCACGCTGCTGAAGAAGCTGAACTCCGGTGATGTGCCGGGTGCATGCAAAGAACTGCAGCGCTGGACATACGCCGGCGGCAAGCAGTGGAAGGGATTGATCACCCGGCGCGAGATTGAGCGTGAAGTTTGTGAGTGGGGCCAGAAATGAGATATATCCCTTCAGCAATATGCATGGCCGCCGCCGGTTTCATTGCAGCTAATGGGCATGACGGGTGGGGATGGTTTTTGTTCGTAGGGGTGATTCTCTTATGAGTCGTCTAACAGCCATCATCTGCGCCGTCGTTATCTGTCTGCTGGTTTCCATGGCCTGGGCGATTAACCACTACCGCGACAACGCCATCACCTACAAAGACCAGCGCGATAAGGCGACGGTCAGGGCAGACACATCGGAGGCGATCACCAACAACGTGATCACCACGATGAACCTCATCCGTGACATCTCACAGGCTACTCAGAATGCAAAGAACGAACTGGCTCAAAATGGCGAGACACGCATTGTCTACATCAGGCAGGCGCTTGAAGGCGATCCATGCGCTAACCAGCCTGTTCCTTCTGCCGCTGCTGACAGCCTGCGGGAATACGCAGACAGTTTACGTTCCGGCCCCGGTGGTGCCGATAAGCGCTGACCTGATAGCAGACACGCCGATCCCCAGAATGGTGGTTCCGTTCACATGGCAGGCAAGTCTGGAGTTAAACGCTCAGCTCTATACGGCGCTGGGGCAGTGCAATCTGGATAAATCCAGTATAAGAACAATCGAAATTAATCGACATAAAGCAAATAAATAAATCAATGTAAACATGTAGTTGACCTTTGTATAGATCTTCAATGATATTGTGAGAAAATCATTGAGGAAATGCCATGTTTAAGCGTATCAAAGGCGGATTGAAAGAGTTTGATACATCATACTCTATCGCTGAGAAGATTTATCAAATACTTCAGTTTCTAATAATTTCTCTTGGGGGTACGGGAGTTCTAGGCCTTCTCGCATGGATGGACCCTTACTTCAAGAAAATAGGGTATTTGGCCTATGGTTTAGTGTTTCTTCTGTGTGGTGTTTTATTTTTTTCAATGCTCTATTTCTATAAAATGGCTAAGCTTTCAACCTTGAAAGAAAGTTACTACATGAGTCTCACGGAGCGAAAATCGGACATAAATCCGTTAGGAGACTCGTTTTCAGATCTTATAATTCACCTTGAAGAAATGCGATTACCCTTGAACGAGCATCATCAGAATAAAACATTCAGAAGATGTAAATTAATTGGGCCTATGGCTATTTTGATAGGTGGAGGAACATTAACACAGTCAAATTTTAGTTACTGTGGTGAGTTTATCAAACTTCCTGAGGGGAAAAATGCAGTTGAACTGAGCGGAGTATTGACATTTTTAAACTGCACTTTTGTTAATTGCACTTTCATTGAGACTACAGTAATTGTTCCGCATGAAGTGGCTTTAGCACTACAAAAAGATATTAAGAGTGCGAAATTTATTGGGTTATAACGTTTGAGAAGAATTAAACAAGCCACATAGTCGTGGCTTGTTTAATTTAAGTAGTCCTGAAATCTACCTTAAGCGGATAAAGAGGCTCTCAATGTCCGACATCTACCAAATCACCCTAACCACCCAAACAGGCGAAACCTTCACGGGCAAGATGTCACGACGCCAGCCCGAGCTGGTTAACGGCTTTGTGCCGCTGGCGACAGAGACGGGCCAGTGGCTATATTTCGCTCCTGCCGACGTTAAGCGCGTGGAGTTCACTCCGGTGCCGGCAGAGCAGACTGAACAGCCGGAAGATGAAACTGCGGAGTAACGAAGGAATGAGCCGGACTGTGAGGCTATCGAATCGGCTTACCGGACTGGTTTGTTATGACTCAGAGCCATCGGAGAGAAGCATGGCGCTAACACGCCACCTTCCTAAAGAGAGCAAACAAAGAAGGGTGGCAGCGTGACCATCATGGGGCGCACTATCAAAGGCGCCCACAAGTTCGATTGATTAATAGCGGGTGAAGTAGTCGTACCATTTTTTTGCTGGGGAATGAATGTCGGTCATCCTGAAAATTACTCTTTTAGTGGCAATTTCGGTGACGATATAAGTTGGCAAAGTCGGGTTCTGATAATCAACCTCTTGCCTTTCGAAAGAGTAGCCAAATTCATGAAGAGCATTCATTGCCTCTTGCCCTTTACTCATTATTGCTTCTTTCCTTGCGTCGCTTACCTGATCTGCTGCTGTGATTGCGCCAACTATACAGCCCGTAATGTTGGCGAGATTTTCAATGTATTCCTCAGAATCCTTTTCCATTTTTTCAATCCTATTAATTTGAGAGAGAGCATGGCACTCACCGACAAGCAAGAAATGTTCTGTCGCGAGTACCTCATCGATTTAAACGCCACGCAAGCGGCTATTCGGGCAGGGTACAGCGCTAAGACTGCTAACCGCACCGCGTCCGAAAACCTGTCAAAACCTGACATCCAGTCCAGAATTGCCGAACTTAAAGCGCAACGCAATGATCTGGTTGGCATAAATGCGACATACGTGCTGAATCGTCTCGTTGAGATTGACCAGATGGACGTGCTGGACATCCTGACCTCGACCGGAGAGTTGAAGCCGGTGTCTCGGTGGCCGAAGGTCTGGAGGACAACATTATCCGGGCTGGATGTCGTTGAGATGTCAGCTGAGGGAAACACCGCCGCACTGCTCAAGAAGATTAAGTGGCCTGATAAGGTTAAGAACCTCGAGCTGATTGGTAAGCATATCGACGTCCAGGCATTCCGTGAGCAGGTGAAAGCTGAGCATGCCGTTGAATCAATTTCTGACCTGATGGATTCTCTGTCTCAGGGGGCGTAATGAAACCTGAGCACATCAAGCTGCTGTCCGATAAAGACTGGCGGCTGAATAACCTTTACTGGATCACCGACAAAGAGGGAAAACCGACGCGCTTCAGGATGACGCCTGAGCAGCGGGAATACTTCGAGGGGATCCACACCCGAAACATCATCCTTAAAGCTCGTCAGCTCGGGTTCACCACAGAGGTTTGCATAATCCAGCTCGACGCGGCCCTGTTCGAGTCGGCGAAGTGCGCGCTGATTGCCCATACGCTGAATGACGCAAAGCGCCTGTTCCGCGAAAAGGTGAAGTACGCATACGACAAGCTTCCGGCGGAGATAAAGGCTGCCAACCCGGCCAGCAATGATTCATCCGGCGAGCTCGTTTTTAAAAAGGGCGGCTCGCTCTACGTCAGCACATCGTTTCGTGGCGGTACGCTGCGTTACCTGCACGTTTCTGAGTTCGGGAAGATATGCGCCAAGTATCCGGACAAAGCCCGTGAGATCGTCACTGGTGCGTTTGAGGCGGTATCGACTGGATGCTTCGCTACTATCGAGAGCACGGCAGAGGGCCGGGCGGGTTACTTTTTCGATTACTGCCAGACGGCAGAGAAAGCACTGTTGCAGGGTAAGCCCTTATCCGCACTGGACTGGAAGTTTTTCTTCTTCTCCTGGTGGAAGAACCCGCAGTACGCAATCGACCCGGTCGAACCTCTTCCTGTGCGCCTGCTGGAATACTTCGCTGAGATGGAAGCGAAGCACGGCGTAGTCGTCAACGAACGCCAGAAAGCCTGGTACTACGCCAAAGAGAAAACGCTCGGCGATGACATGAAGCGCGAATACCCGACCATTCCGGCCGAGGCATTCCAGCAGTCCGTCGAGGGTGCGTACTATGCCAAGCAGTTCCGCTGGCTGTACACCAACAAGCGGATCGGCCAAATCCCGGATAACTCACACCTGCCAGTTCACACGTTCTGGGATATCGGTGTGGGCGACTCCACGGCTATCTGGTTCGTTCGTGAGGTTGGTAACGAGTTCCACATCGTCGATTACTACGAAAACTCTGGTGAAGGCTTGAGGCACTACATGAAGGTGCTGAAAGACCGCGGCTATGAGTACGGCGAGCACTGGGGGCCGCACGACATTGAGAACCGCGAATTCGGCGCTGATGCCAAATCGCGCAAAGAGCTCGCGCAGGAAGGCTATGAAATCGACGGCCAGGTGTACTCGATGACGTTCAATGTTGTTCCGAAAACGGGTGTCGATACCGGCATTGAGTCGGTGCGTGAAATTCTCCCATCCTGCGTCTTCGATGAGGAGAAATGTGCCGAGGGAATATCTCACCTCGAAGGCTACCGCAAGGAGTGGGACGACAAGCGCGGCTGCTGGAAAGATAAGCCACTTCATGACTTCACATCACACGGCGCCGATGGCTTCCGCTACTTTGCGGTAGCGAAGAACAACCAAAAACAGGTTGGTGCTATCTTCTTCACATAAGGAAAACTCAGTGAGTAACACTACAGAAATGCAAGTCCTCGCTGGGCTCATTGTGAACAGCCTTAACGAGGTTGGGCGCGCGCGCCAGTTGTATGCATCAGGGCTTGGGAAGTCCGGTAACACGAAGCGTCACCATCTGTGGTGCGAATTTGGTTACCCTGAGCGACTCGACTTCGACCACTTCTACAACATGTATGAGCGTAACGGCGCGGCGTTCGGCGCGGTGCATAAGTTGCTCGATGCATGCTGGACTGATACCCCGGTGATCGTCGACGGCGATGAGACGAAGAAGTCGAAGAAGTCGACGCCGTGGGAAAAGAAAGTCACCAAGCTCATGAAGAAGCATTGGGCGAAAGTGAAGGATGCAGATCGGCGCAACCTGGTCGGGCATTACTCAGCACTTATCCTTCAGTTTGCGGACAGCAAGGAGTGGTGGGAGCCTGTCGACCGCGGCGTGATGCGTAACTCGCGCGAGCGTGGCCTGGTGAAGATGATCCCAGCATGGGAAGCGCAGGTTAAACCCGGAGAGCTTGAGCAGGACCAGAAGTCGCCAGACTACGGCATGCCGAAGTTCTACTATTTCCAGGAGCAGCAGGTCGGCGATAACGGCAATATTTCCGGGCCGATGCGGTCGATTAAGATCCACCCTGAACGCATCATCATGTTCTGCGAAGGCTCAGAAGACGAGACTTCTCTGGCGGGCATCCCTTTCCTGCGAGCTGGTTACAACGACCTACTCGACATGGCAAAGACCTCCGGTGGTAGTGCCGAGGGCTTCCTGAAAAATGCCAGCAGGCAGCTCGGCATTAACATGTCGAAGGAAACCAACCTCAAGTTCATCGTCGAAGAGGCGAAGAAAGCCGGATATGCAGGACTGGCTGAAGCGCTGAACGCCTCCATCCAGAAGCTCAACTCAGGTACAGATTCAGCACTGGTTACGCAGGACGGTGAGGCTAAGGTGCTTTCTGTTGCCGCAGCTGACCCGAGTCCAACATGGACAGTTTCGGCGAACCAATTCTCTTCATCTGTCCAGATACCTTTCACCATCCAGTTTGGGCAGCAAACAGGGCGGTTAGCCTCTGACCAGGACAAAAACGACTTTGCCAAACGCTGCAACGGTCGCAGGTCAGGATTCCAGACTGGTCGTGTAACCGCTGTTATTGAACGCCTGTGGACTGTTGAAGTAATCGAGACGCCAAAGTCTGGCGAAATCACTCTGACTTGGTCCGATCTCCTTGCGCCAAGCGAGAAAGAGAAAATTGCCAACATGAAAGAAATGGCGGCAGTGGCGAGGGATACTCAGCAAGCCTATGGCACACCAGCAGTTGACGAGAACGAGGTGCGAGAGGCTGGCGAGCTTGAGCCCCGGACAGAAGTTCCAACGCCAGACCCCAACAAAAAGGTAACGACCGATGATCCTCTTTCCGATGACTCCGGAGCAAAAGACGAAAATCGGGACACCAGTAGTACCGCGTAGCAAAACTGACCCAACCCGATCGGCAAAGCAGGTAACCGCGATGTTCCGGGATATCGAGGAGCGGTATCTCGGCATCAAGCACGCGCTGAAAGCTCTGTTCGACCAGCGCCTGACCGGGCGAGTGCGAGAGGTAAACAGCCATAACTGGCATTTCCTGTGTCATGACCATGGCGAGGACGTGAGGCTCTACCAGGTCAACGCCGGCAAGTTCATCTACGACATGTCAGCGCAGGAACTGGCTGACTTGCTGGAAGCGGTGCAGGGCATTCTCGACAATTACCTGCTGGACGGTGGCGAGCAAAACCTATGGGCGATGGATTACGTCGTCGCTGAAGCGCAGCGCGGCACGCTTGAGGCATTCAACAACCTATCGCAGCAGTCACAGGTGTACGCCAGCCAGACAACGCTACAGCAGCTTTTAAGCAGCCCCGGTCACCTTAATCAGATGGCGGCGGCCAGGCTGACAACGTTCAGCGACTGGAAGGTCATCAGCGACACCGCCCGCGGCGATCTGACCAACATCATCACCGATGCGGTAGCTCGCGGGGTGAATCCTCGCGAGACTGCAAGCGTTATCAGTAAGCGCCTCGATGTCAGCATGTCGAAGGCTAAGACCATCGCTCAGACTGAGCAGGTCGGCGCGTTGCGGCAGGCACAATGGAACGAAACGGACTGGGCTGCTGACAGACTTGGGCTGAATACCGGTCTGCTTTGGCTGTCAGCGCTTAAGCCCACGACGCGCAGCTGGCATGCCAGCCGTCACGGCAAGGTCTACACCACCGAAGAGGTGAGAGACTTCTACGCCGAGAACGGTAACCGGTACAACTGCTACTGCAGCCAGATTCCGGTGCTGCTCAACGACGATGGAAGCATTTTCAATGAAGGGCTGGCTGATAAGTTGGCTAAAGAGAAAAAGTCATGGGAAACTGATATCGCCAGATATAATTAGTTGATGCGGTGTTATTGACACTTAAATGGTGTTGTGTGATATTGAGCTTGAGCCAAGAAGTGGCTCATAACTTAATTTACAAAACATTAGGGTATATCATGTCAAATCATCGCTTATCCGCATCCCACACAGCAAAACTGATTGTTCTCAATGCCTATTTTTATGGGCAGGAAAAAGATAAACATATTTCGCGATACAAAATCTCGAAAAATACTCTTCGCGCTATGTCTGGCCGGAGCTCTATCCGTGCTTCTTTCCTTTCTGAGCTTGACTATGAGCTCGCAGAATTAGGTTGGATGCTGGTTGAAAACCATGATGACGATTTATGTTTCATGGTTATGGCTACAACAGGCAACTGGGCAAAGCTGAGTTCTCGGAGATTGAGCACCCTGATAGATGAAGGTGCGGATAGTATTGATGAAGCCTATGAAAATCATATAGAGCTTTAAAACCATAAATTCTGACAAGGTCGCTTCGACGGCCTTTTTTATTGCCTGAAATCCACCAATGAGGACCCAGCATGAAACGCAACCGCGTTAACGTGCTGACCGTCGTCAACTCCGCTTCAAACATCACCACTGAAACCATCGACGGCAAGCCACATATCGTGGTTCGCGGCATCACGCCTGTCGTGGACGATATCGTGATGAACCGGAAGTTGTACCCGGCAGCAGAAATCGAAAAGGCCTACAACACGCTCGAGCGTAACCCGATGCCGCTGGGCCACCCGAAAGTGGATGGCAAGCATGTTTCGGCGCGCGATGTCCGGGCGGTGAACGAGTACCACGTCGGGGCGTGGCTGCAGAACGTCAACCACAAAGACGGAAAGGTGACGGGCGATATGTACGTTAACCGCCAGTACGCCGAATCCAGCGATAAGGGCAAACGCCTGATCAACCGCCTGGATGAGATGCTGGCCGGTACCAACTCCGACCCGATCCACATCTCCACCGGCCTGCTGTATTCAGGCATCGCTGCAAACGGTGAGTCGAAGGGCAAGAAGTACAACGAGATCGCCACCAACATGATGTTTGACCATGTGGCGGTGCTGCTCGATGAGCCTGGCGCCGGTACGCCGGAAGAGGGCGTGGGCATCTTTGTTAACTCGGAAGGTGATGAGCAGCAGATCGAAGTTGCCCGCCTGGCTGATGGTATCGACTGCACCCGCGACGGCCTGATCAACAAGACCAAATTTTTCTTCACCAACGCCTCCAACTTCTCTTTCGACGACATATCCCGCGCCATCAGCGACAAGCTGCGCGAGGGTGACGCTGAAGATAAGTGGCTTTGGCCTGAAACGGTGTGGCCGGACAGCTTCATCTACCGCAATGACACCAAATACCTGAAGCAGAAGTACCTCATCGATGATGACGGCAAGGCCGTGTTCGTCGGCGAACCTGTAGAAGTCGTGCGCAAACCCACTGAGTACGAGATTAAAACCAACGGAGAGAACGATCCGATGAAAGAACTGATTATCAATGCGCTGCAAGCCGCTG